TTCAAGTTGCTTCAGGCGCTCTTGCGCAGCTCGAAGCGCGACGCGGTCTTGGTTCATGCGCTCGACGGCGTCAAGGTCAGCGTCAATACGCGCGATCTTCTCGCGCTCTTCTCCGCTTCCGCGGATCTCAACGTGGTGCGTCTTTGCACCAGTGCGAGCGGCGAACGAGTCGAGGGTCTTGCGGTACTCGTGAACGGTGTTTTCGAGGTTGGTCAACTCTTCAGACATGGTTCTGCATCCTGTGCTTGTGGATTTCGAGCCGCAGACGGGCGGCCTCCGTTGCAGCCGCGGACACGCTCCGCAGGCTCGAATTGGTCTTGTCGCCGTAGGCAGCGTCAACAACCACGCTGAGCTCGACGAGCCGCGCGGCAGTGACAGTGCGTTCAGTGCGTCGCGGGTTCCACTCGTCGCGATCGACGTAGAAACCAAACGACATTTCGCCGCTCAAGTCGCCGCGCTCGAGCATCGCACGCACGTCGTTTCCGACGCTTGTCTCGGCGAGATCCGCGGTAAAGCGCAGTCCGCTCGCAGTGTCGTTGAGCGTGAGCGTGCCGCTGCGCGTGCGAGCGAGCAACGCGCTCGCGTTGTGGTTGAAGAGCAGTTTGATGTCAGCGCCCGCCAGGTCGCCGAATGCGCCGCGGGTGATTCGCTCACGGAACTGCGGGTTGAACGGCTCGGAGATCTCACGCGACCACTTGCCGTATGGAATCGCGAGGCCCGACAGCGTGCGGCCCGCTGGTGCACCGATGGTGACGCTGCGACGTTCAAGCGAAGTCATTGATATCCCCTGCGCTTGTGTCTTCGCCGATGTTGGTTTGACCGCCACCCGTGCCCATGTTCTTCGCGATGATGGGCTCGTCGAGCCCGTCGAGCGGAGCGAGGTTCAGCCAATCACGCGCTTCGTTGCGCGTGATGATTCCCGATTCGACACCAGTGCGGAGCGCTGCGAATTGTTCGGCGAGCGGTGGTTGTGAAATGCTGTCTGCGTCAAACGATGCCGTGCCAAACGGCGCAAGTTTCGCCACGATTTCAGAAGACCACGACGCAAACCAGTGAGCTAGGCAAGAGTCTACGTAACGACGTGATGTCCATTCCATCGTGCCGTACGCGCCGCTCATTCCGCTTTGCTCGCTCAAATATGCAGCAGGAACACCGTAAATACGTGATACGTCTTCGATGCTATAGCGCCGCGCATTCGCGATACCTGAATCGTCAAGCGTGCTGCTAATACGCTCGACTTTCATACCCTCAGAAAGCACCAGTGGCTTGCCCGCGTTGGCGGCGCCCGCGTGGTGCTTCATGTAGTCCTCGAGCACCATTTGGCGCGCAGGCGCGCCCATCGGCCCGGGCGACACGATGGCAATTTTGGGATTGCCTGCGTTCTTCATCACTTCCAGTTGCGCTTGCTCTTGCGAAGCAAGAACACTTAACGACGTGCGGCAAAGTCGCACTGGCGACTCTCCCCACAACCCGTCAAGCCCGATGGCTCGCAGGTGAAGCATCGAGGACATCGGCACGTCACCGTACAGCCGCGTTTTGTAGATCGGCTCAGGCTTCGTGAGATCAAGCGACACGCTTTCGATGTCGAGCGGCAACAACTCAAGCAACTCGCCACCGAGCGTGCGGTTGATCACGGCAAACGCGTTGCCGTATAGCAGCGCTTGCATCGTGAGCGAACGGCGAAACTCAAATCCATTCTGCCAGCGGTTCGGTTGCTGCAACAACGCGTTTGCAGTGCGCTCGCTCACGTCGAGCGGCACACGTGCCACGTCGTTGGCGATGAGCGATGCCGCGCGGTAAACGGGCGTATACGCGAGTGCCGTGCCTGGCGTGATCGTGGGCATACCCACCGAGTCGAAACTCGTGGGAAGGAGAACGCCGTGCGTTCCCCAGTGGCCGAGCCATCGTTGCAACAGTCCACGCAGCATGTGCGTATTTGGTGGGCTGCGATCGCGCGGGATTGCACCTAAACGCTATTGTTTGAAATATTCTTCGGCTTCCTCGTCGTACACGCTGCGCTTCGCGCCGCCCCACACGTGCGCGGCAATAATGGACGCCACGAGCGGATCAATCGCGCAAAATTCCCGCGACTTAATCGGCCGGATGTTTCCGTTCTGATCGCGCTTGGCGTGCGCATCGGCACACGCGCGGCGCAAGATTGGATCATCACCGATCACTAGGCGCGAGCCCGCCCATAGGTTTTGGAATAGGTTGCATCCGGGCCCGAAGGTGGCGATGCCCATCCGGTACACCACGAGCGGCACGCCGTCGGCTTGCAGTTGTTCGGCCAAGTACTTCGAGCCCCACGCGTCGTAGCCGACGGCCTTAACGTCAAACTCGTCGCGCAGGGCGAGGATTTGCGCCCGCACCGAGTCGTAATCAATCTCGCGCCCTGGCGTGAGCGTGATCTTGCCATCGGAAGCCCACGCGCGGATCGGGTAGCGGTAGTCCAGTTCACGCTGCGCGACGTCGGCCCGAGGCCACCAGTAGTGACCGCGCAGCGCCACGCGGCCATTGTCAAGCGGCACTGCCACAACCATAGCCGTCATATCGAGCGACTTGGAAAGATCGAGGCCCACCCACGCGGGCTTTCCTTTCAGCGCTTCCCAGTCAATGCGCTGCCCGCCCGGCCACAGCGACATATCAAGCCAGCCGCCCGTGTTCTCGTCACACCTAGCGGCGTGGTACCTGGCAAATTCGCCGCGCCCCATCGCGCTGCGCTTCATCGTGTTCCACGATCGCTTCAGGCTCACAAGGTCGGGTTGGCCGTGCTCGAGGCCAGGGTTAGCCTTCACCCACGTTGACTCATCCTCGAGCGGGTCGGTGGGATCGAGCCCGTACAGCATCGGCAACACCGTGTCATCGTCAAGTTCGCCGGACAGGATTGCTTCGCCCTGTTTGACGAGTTCGGCGTAGTGGTTCTCGGGGTTGCTGCCGGGGGTGGTGATGATTACGCCGGTGGATTCGCGGCGCTTGGCGCCGGTGGTTAACAACTTGGTCAAGAACCGGCCCTTGAACTCGGCCGCCTCATCAGCGATCCAAAGCGATGGATTCAAGCCGTCAAGCGATCGCTCAAGCGCTGGCAGTGCGGTCATTTGACAATCCTGCTCAAGGCGCAGCACGGCATGTGCTCGGGCGATCAGCGTGGGGTCACCGAGGCGCTGCGCCATGGTGCGGGCGGTGTCCAGGCAGATTTCTGCCTGCTCTTCGTTGTTGGCGATGACGTGCACGCGGCGGCCCTCGCCCGCGAGAAGGTCAAAAAGCGCAAGCCCGGCCATCAGCGTGGTCTTGCCGTTGCCGCGGGCAACCTGCACCATCGCGAGTCGGCAACGCCGACGGCCGTCGGGTAGACGCCAACCGACGATGTTGGCAAGTACCCACAGTTGCCACGGGTGCAGCTCGAAGGGCTTGCCGGAATCTTCGCCGACCAGGTTGAGCGAGCGGAAGTGTTCGGCGACGCGCTCGACGTCAGGCCACGACATCACCAGGTCGGCGCGCTCCAGGTCGCGCCGGAAGCGCTGCGCCGCGGCGTAGACCCAACGTCCGGCCGGCGTACGGCCGTCAATGACGGCATTGACGTAGGCAAGCACCGCAGTACGCGTACAAGTTACGTCCGAGGCGGTGTGATTCCCTAGGGGCGACCGTCTCATAAAAATGACCCCCCCCACGTCAGGATAAAATGTGGATAACTTGTGGACATGTGGATAACTTGTGGATAACTCCAAAAATGGACGTGGATAACTTGTGCATAACTATTTTGGGACGCACCTAGCAGTTATCAGACGTTTGTAGAGTTATGGTGCTCTTTGTGGCAGCGCTTGCACAGCGTTTCGAGGTTGCTCCAATCGTTCCATCGGTGTGGCGCGTGAGCACGCTGCACGATGTGGTGCACTTCCTCGCCGGCGAGCCCGCATCGGTTGCACGCAGGGTGATGCATAAGCCAGTGGCGCCGAATGCGCTGCCAGTTGCCACCACTAAACCCTGCGACATGGTCGGCCTCAAAGCGCCTCGCGTTGGGAATCGTCGGCCGCGGGTTGAATACGGGTATTCCCACGTTGGTATTCCTCCACGAATCGGGGCAGGTCATCTAAGCGGATCATCAGCAGCCACGGGCGATGGCTCGAGCGCATCAGCACGGCGCACGTCTTCTTCCCACGGCTATCGGTAAGCGCCTGGTCGAGGAACGCGTAGGGGTTCAGGCGCTCCACACGCTTTACTTCCCACCAAACGTCCATTCGGTCGCACACGACGTCGGGGTCTTTGTGCCCTCCAAAGCGGTTCGCGTACTGGGTGACCCTGCGACAGTCGATACCGACCCTCGCCAGTACCTCGCAAGCCTCTAGTTCGCCCCTCTTACCTTTCTCGCGGCTCGATCGTGACATATCCACAGGATATCCACATTTAGCAGCGATGTCTACTGTTCATTTGTCGTACCCCTGACCGACATCAAGCCCCTATC